AATGGCAGAAACATTAATATCTCCAGGTGTATTAGCAAGAGAAAACGATCAATCTTTTGTTACATCTCAACCAGCTGAAAGAGGTGCGGCAATTATAGGTCCAACTGTATTAGGTCCTGTTGAAAGACCTACTCTGATTAGTTCTTTTAGTTCTTATCAAGCGATTTTTGGTGGTGCTTTACAAAGTGGGTCAGGTGAATATACTTATCTTACTTCTATTGCAGCAAACCAATATTTCCAAAACGGAGGAACGTCTTTACTAGTAACTCGTGTAACTTCAGGATCATTTACATCAGCAACAAGTTCGGCAGTTAATAATTTTGATGCAGTAAATGCTTTTGAACTAGAAACTATTTCCGAAGGTGAATTAATGAATACTGGGACTGAGGAAATTACAAATGGTGCTTTAGAAACAGGCTCTTCAGATAATGTTAGATGGGAAGTAGCTTCGGTTAATACATCTTCTGGTATATTTAGTTTATTAATTAGAAGAGGAGATGATACTCATAATAATAAAGTAGTACTAGAATCTTATAATAACATATCATTAGATCCTTTTGCTTCAAATTATATTTCAAGAGCAATTGGTGATGTTTCAACAACTTTAGTAACTGAAGGAGCAGATACATTTTTACAAGAAAGTGGTTCTTTCCCTAACATCTCTAATTATGTAAGAGTAAAATCAGTTAGCACTCCAACTCCATATTACTTTAATAATGATGGATCAGCAAAGGAGGCACTAACAGGGAGTATGCCAGTAACTGGATCAGGTTCTTTTAATGGAGCTAATGGTTCAAATATTCCAACTGGTAGAACAGCTAATTTTTACCAAAATATTAATGCTACAGATACACAGGGATTAGAGGGAGATGATTATAATAATGCAATAGCGTTATTATCTAATCAAGATGATTACCAATTTAATGTAATATCCGCTCCCGGGCTAACTAACCAGGATCAGTCCGCTCAAATTACTAGTTTAATGAATAACTCAATTGAACGAGGTGATAGTATTGCTGTAATTGATTTAGTAAGATATAACCAACAAATTAATACAGTAACAACTCAAGCAGGTGGAATTGATAATAGTTACACGGCTACATATTGGCCTTGGTTACAAACAGTTGATCCTAATTCAGGACAATTAGTTTATATCCCAGCTTCCACATTTATACCAGGAGTATATGCATTTACAGATGCTTCAAGTGATCCATGGTTCGCACCAGCAGGTATTACTAGAGGTGGAATGGGACAGGTTGTTAGAGCTGAAAGAAAATTAACTTCTACAAATAGAGATACTTTATATGAAGCAAATGTTAACCCAATTGCTACATTCCCACAACAAGGAGTAGTAGTATTTGGTCAGAAAACATTACAAAAAGCAGCTTCTGCATTAGATAGAGTAAATGTACGTAGATTATTAATTACACTTAAGAGTTTTATCTCTCAAATTGCAGATAATTTAGTATTTGAACAAAATACAATTGCAACAAGACAAAACTTTTTAACACAAGTAAATCCATATTTAGAAAGTGTTCAACAAAGACAAGGATTGTATGCTTTTAAAGTAGTAATGGATGAAAGTAACAATACACCAGATGTAATAGATAGAAATGAGTTAATAGGACAAATTTTCTTACAACCAACTAGAACAGCTGAATTTATATTACTAGATTTCAATGTACTACCAACTGGAGCAACATTCCCATCATAAAAACTAAAAAGATAAATATTTATAATAAAATAAGAAAATAAAATGGCAGTATTAAACCCAAACGAAATATTTTTCACAGCATTTGAACCAAAACAAAAGAATAGATTTATCTGTTTTGTAGATGGATTCCCTGCTTACATTATGAAAGGTGTAGGAGCTGTAACTGTATCACAAGGAACAGTACCTTTGAATCACATTAATGTTCAAAGATATGTAAAAGGTAAAACAACTTGGGGTACTATTCAGTTTACATTATTTGATCCAATTACTCCATCTGGTGCACAATCAGTAATGGAATGGGTTAGATTACACCACGAATCAGTAACTGGTAGAGATGGTTATAGTGATTTCTATAAAAAAGATCTTACAATTAATGTACTAGGACCTGTAGGTGATATCGTTTCAGAATGGATTATCAAAGGAGCAATGATTACAAACGCTTCATTTGGAGATTTTAATTGGGATACTGAAAATGCTGCCCAAGAAATTACAATGACTGTACAACCAGATTATTGTGTATTAAATTTCTAAAAATTTTACCCACCCCTAATTTGAAAAATTGCTTGGCTTCGGTCAAGCTTTTTTTTATATTGAATGTCAATACTAAGAGGAATAGTTCTTTGACATTTAAAAATAATAAGATATGGAAAATTTAGAATTTGTTTTAGGTGTCCTATCCACAGTAGGTGTATTCTTAGTAGGGTATGCTTCGATAGGAGTGTTTAAGGTGAAAACCAAAGTTAGAGATGTTAACCAATCTGTAGATAATGCTTATTTAGCTATAGATGAAATAGGTAAAGATCATTATAATAATATTAATGATTTACGATTAGATTGCCAAAATCAAATTGATGAAATTTATAGGCAAATAGATTCAAGATTTGATAAATTTGAAAATAAAATAAATAAATAATTACTAACCCGTTTTAAGAACTTTCCTTTTTAGTATTTATTAACGATAAAAATGTTTTAATTAAATAAAGATTATGGCTGAATTTAAATTTCCAAGTGAAGAAGTAGAATTACCATCTAAAGGTTTAATATATCCTAAAGATCATCCCTTATCAAGCGGTAAAATAGAAATTAAATATATGACTGCTAAAGAAGAGGATATTTTAACTAATCAATCCTACATTAATAAAGGAACAGTATTAAATAAATTATTAGATTCTGTAATTTTAACTGAAGGAGTTAAACAACAAGATTTAATATTAGGAGATAAAAATGCAGTATTAGTTGCTACTCGTGTATTAGGGTATGGAGCAGAATACAAATTTACTTATAGGGGAGAAGAAAAAACTATTGATTTATCAACTTTAGAAAATAAAGAATTTGATGAATCTTTAATTACTCAGGGTAAAAATGAATTTTCTTTTATTTTACCCCATTCTAAAACTCCAATTACATATAAAATTTTAACCGGGGCAGACGAAAGTAAAATTGATAGAGAATTAGAAGGATTAAAGAAAATAAATAAAAACGCAGCCCCAGAATTAAGTACAAGATTAAAATATATTATTACATCAGTTAATGGAGAAACAGGAACTAAAGAAGTTAGAGAATTTGTTGATAATTTTTTACTAGCTATAGATTCTAAAGCACTAAGAAAACATCTTAGAGATACACAACCAGATGTAGACCTTCGTTACATAGACGAAGATGGGAAGGAGGTAGCCATCCCCATTGGGATTAGCTTTTTTTGGCCTGAGCTCTAAAATAGCTCCTCAATTTAGGGTAGGGTTATTCACACAAATACACTCTATATTATTTCATGGTAAAGGTGGATATGATTATCATACTGTATATAATATGCCAGTATGGTTGCGTAAGTTTACTTTTAAACAAATATCTGACTTTTATGAAGAAAAAAACAAAGCACAAAAAGCAGCACAAACTTCAGGTAAAACCTCACTAGTAGGAGATGATGGGAAAATTAATGCTCCTGCATTTAAGAATGCTTCTAAGCCATATCAAAATAAAAGTAGCTATAAATAGTTGCTTTTTTTAATATTTATAATAAAATCTATTAATGGCTAAGTCTCCTGAAGAAATCCAAAAACAACTAGAACGTATAGCAAAACTATACCAACAATTAGGTGAAAAAAATCCATTCGCTGGTGCTGATGCTTCTAAAATAGCAAATGCAACTGATGAGATTAAAAAATTGGATGATGCTTTTAAAGGTGTTGAATCACGAGTTAAAGATATAAATAATGATTTAAATGGTTTAGTTGGGGCATTTAAAGCAACATTAGATGAAGTAACCGCAACATCTTCAGGATTAAGAGACTCATCAAAAGCTTTTAGAGAATTAACATCTCTAGCATCAAAACTTCAACAAGATCAACAAGGTATTGTTGAATTAACAGAAAAAGACCTTGAAAACTTAAGAAAAAAATATAAACTTAATAAAACTTTACTTGATGATTCCGAAAAAGGGGTTAGGGATGAAATAGATAGATTAAAAGAAGTTGAAGAAATAAATGGTAAACTAACCAAAGCAGAACAAAAAAGGTTAGATACAGCAAATTCTACTTTAAATACTATTGTAGGAATGAAGTCAGAGGAAGGTAGTATTCTTGACCAGTTAGATGAAGAATTAAAAAAAAGGGAAAAACTTCAAGAAGCTACTAATAAAAATTTAGGTACTTTTGGAAAATCTGTAGGTGGTCTAGGTGATGTTTTAGATAAAGTAGGTGGAGGTAAATTTGGTAAAATGCTTGGTATTGAAGATGCTATGAAAGCTGGTACTAAAGAAGCAAAAGGTTTAGCTAAAGCAGGAAAAGCGGGAGATATAGGAAGTAAATTTAAGGTAGCAAATAAAATGATTGGTACAATGGCTAAATCATTAGCTAAAGCCTTAGGTCCTGTTACAATTATAGCTGAATTAGTTAAGGGTTTAATAGCTGCAGATAAACAAACTAATGAAATAGGTAGGTCAATGATGATGACCCAAAGAGAATCTATGAAATTCTCCAGAGACATCCAAACAGCTACAACTAATAATTTTCAATTTGGAATAACAGCAACCAAAGTTTTAGAAAATGTATCTGCATTAAGTAAACAGTTTGGTTTTATAACTGAATTTAGTGGTGAAACTTTAGTTAGTATGACAAAACTAACTTATACACTAAAAATAGGTGCTGAAGAAGCAGGTAATTTAGCAGCGGCATCAGAAGTAGCAGGTGAAAATTTTGAGGATAATTATAGGAATATATTAGCTGCTAGTTATGAACTACAACAACAGGCGGGAACTCAAATAGATTTAAGGCAAGTATTAACAGAAACTGGAAAAGTAACTGGTCAAATTAGAGCTAATATGGGGGGTAATACTGTTGAAATAGCAAAAGCAGTTACAAATGCCCGTTTATTAGGTACTGAAATGGATACAATAGCAGCAGCGGGAAAGCAACTTTTGGATTTTGAAAGTTCTATAACAAAAGAATTAGAAGCTGAATTAATGTTAGGAAGAAATCTTAACCTTGAAAAAGCTAGAGCGGCTGCCTTAACTGGAGACCAAGTAACATTACAAAATGAATTAGCTAGAGAAATGGGTTCATTTGCAGAATTTACAAAATTAAATCTTTTTGATCAAGAAGCTTTGGCAGGGGCTCTAGGTATGAGTGCAGATCAAGTTGCTGATATGTTGTTTAATCAAGAAACTATGAATAAATCGGCTAAGGAACTACGTGATTTAGGTAAAGATGAATTAGCTAATAGATTAGAACAAAAAACTGCCCAAGATAAAATGAATGCAGCTATGGCTCAATTAAAACAAGTTTTTGTAGACTTAGGTACAGCATTACTTCCTATAATTAATATTGTAGGTATAGCAGCTGGTTTAGTTTCTGCAATAGCTGGTTTTGTGCAAGATTTAATAGGGGGAATAGGATTCCTTTTTGGAATGAATGATGATTTTGAATTTGGCAAATCAGCAGGATTTGAAGGTTTAAAACAAGCAGGTAAATCTACAAAAGAATTATTTGTAGGAGATGCGGTTATAGGCCCAAGTGGGGATATTATAAACACTTCACCAGATGATTTTCTTATAGCAACAAAAAATCCTCAACAAATGGCTTCTAATGTTGCTCAATCATCACCATCTGTAGATACTTCAAAATTAGAAAGGTTACTAGAAGCATCACTTAATAAGAAACCCCCAGCACCAGTAATAAAAATGAATGATGTAAAATTAGGTACTGCTGTAGATATAGGTGCATTCTCTATACAATAACAATATTTATAATAAATGTTTAACAATTAAAATTTAAAATTATGCCCTTACTTAACAAATTTGAAACAGAAGGAAGCACTTTAACTTCTTTAAGAGGTGAAAAGCCATCAGCACCATTAAAAGCTGGAGGAACTATTCCGGTAAATAATACTTTTTCTCAAGGAACTTACCAAAATTATGTTTCAGATGCTCCCAATTCAGTGGATGCAACTGGAAATGTTTAATCTTTATAACCCTAATTATTGGCTAGGTTACTTAATATAAAAACAGATCTTTCTGACTATCAACGTGCAAAATACGGATACGATAGACGTGGATCGGGTCCTCGCAATACTAATGCGAGTGGCCAACCCTATGAAATTGGATCAATTCCTAAAAGATCATTTAATGAATCTGATTTTGGTAAAAATACTGGATCCTCAATATCTGAAGATTTTTTACTAAGAGGTGGTACCTTAACCCCTGAAAGAACAGCAAGAGATGTTTCTAGATTGACTAAAATGTTTTTTGATTTAAAATCCCCAAATGGATTTTTATTTACAGCTAAACAAGAGGGTTTATCAAGAACTGGAGTTAATATTTTAGCAACATCAGGTGGAACTAATGGTGATTCAAATAATAGACTACCGTTAAATAACGGTGTATATTTACCTACTTCTACTTTGGCACAAGCTGCGGTAAACCCAATTGGTGGTCATTTATTAAAACAAGGTATAAATCCTGCTTTTGATACAAGTGAAGCAGCAGCAAGAGGTAATGTAGGAGGCTTATTTTCTTTCTTAACAGGTAATAGTTTACCACTTTCTAATCCCATATATTTTGAAACAATAGCATTTGGAGAGAGAATAAATAATTCTCCTCAAAGTAGATTAGTCCAATTTCTTAATAGAAATATAAACTCCCAAACAAACAGTAATGAATTATACTCATATTCTGGAGGGCCTGGTTCAACTTTAGGTATTGGAAAAACTAGAGTTAATGCTTTAACCGATCAAAGAACAGGATTAAATAACCCACAATTAATAAATAGTGGTTTCTTTTCAACTGGAAAAACTCCTAATACTAATTTTGGTTTTGATTATAGTGTTTTTAAAGGGGGTACTACAAATTCGAATTTTGAAACTTTTAGAGGAGGTACCTATTTTGGAGATATATATAATTCGGGTTCTAAAACTGTAACCGGAAAATATTCATCACAAACTAATACCTCATTACAAAATCTCTTAGGATCTAAAAATTTAACATTTAAAACATCCAATAATGATTTAAATGGAGCTCAAATGAGTTTAGTAGGTCAAAGTGTATACCAAACTAAAAATGGTATAGGTTTTCAATCTAATACCTCTGGGGTAACGGGACTTGGTAATTCTTTAGATTATAACCAATTAATGACTGCTAAAGGTACTGGTAGTGTTGCCGTAGGTAGTTTTAATAACCAATATGACCAAGCTCAAATACTTGAAGATTTTAGACAAACAACAAGTAAATCAAATGACAAAGTTGCAACTGGACTAAAATACTCTGATCCCCAATTAGGAGAAACTAGAAAATCCACTAGATATGAACCAAGAGTAAAATTAGGAGATGCTGGAAAGAGAAATACGTCTACAAGTTATGTAACAGGTAATGGTACAGCTTTAGATAAAATTAACGCTTTACAAATTTATAAAGCTAGTAATGTTAATCCAAAAGAAAAACCAATAAATGATTTATGTAAATTTAGAATTGGGGTAATAGATAATGATAACCCAAATCTAAAAACTTATATTCATTTTAGAGCATTTTTAGATAGTATGGATGATTCATATACTGCAGAATGGTCCTCTCAAAAATTTGCAGGCAGAGCAGAAAATTTATATAATTATCAAGGATTTGATAGAAAATTTGGTTTAAGTTGGACTGTAGTAGCTCAATCAAAACAGGAATTAATCCCAATGTATCAAAAATTAAATTATCTAGCCTCTGTTTGTGCCCCTGATTACTCATCAGATGGTTATATGAGAGGTAATTTAATAGAATTAACAGTAGGAGGATACCTTTTTAATCAGGTTGGAATAATGACAGGAATTAATTATACTGTACCTATGG